TCCGCGTCCGGCACGACCGGCACCGTCATCTACGCGTGGCCGATCGACAGCCCGCTCCAGGCGGCGACGAACGAGTCCCTTCAGATCGCCGCTGGCGCGCTGACCCTTAATACCTGATCGGAGTCGCGGAATGGCCACGCTTGAAGACCTGCGGTCGCGGGTGAGGAGCGAGCTGGGCGACCGGCTCACGCCGTTCCGCGACACCATCCGGGGAACCGGGGACGTCGCCGAGTACGAACTGAGCGCGAACAACGTCACGGGCCTGGAGGCCGTCCAGGTCGTCGGCACCACGCAGACCGTCCTGACCACCAGCGACTACGTCCTGGACGCGCTGAACGGCATCCTCACCCTGAACGCCCCGCTCCCGCTGGACGCGCTGCTGCTCGCCTCCGGGCAGTCCTACAGCCTGTTCGCCGACGACGAGCTGGACGTCTACCTGAACGACGCGTTCGCCCAGCACAACCGGGGCCGGACGATCTCCGCCCGGTACCGCGACGACAACGGCTTCATCCGCTACGCCGAGGAGCCTGTCGACTTCGCGAACCTCCCGCCGGAGGAGGACGTCATGATCGTCATGCTGGCGTGCACCGAGGCGATGTGGGCGCTGGCCACCGACGCGGCGACGGACATCAACGTCCAGACCGCCGACGGTACTTCGGTCGACCGGGGACAGCGTTTCGCGCAGATCCAGAAGCAGATCGAAATGCTCACCGACCGGTACAAGATGCTGTGCGAGAAGATGGGCGTCGGCCTGTACGCAATCGAGGTCACCAACCTGCGGCGCGTCTCCCGTACGACCAACCGTCTCGTGCCGATCTTCCGTGAGCGCGAGTACGACGACTACTCCCTGCCCACGCGGATCCTCCCGCCGATCGGGCCGGGCCACCAGAACGACGACGACTCCGGGATCCCCTCGCAGACGTGGGGCGGGTACTTCTGATGGGCAGGCTCGACTGGAAGCGGTCGGGGCGGTTCAACGCCAACTACGAGACCACCGAGATGATGGCGTCCCTGCGGGGGCGCCAGCACGAGACCGGCGAGATGGTCCAGTACTACCGCTACTCCCACACGGACCCGGCCGGGGAGGACCTGTACGACGAGGCGACGGGCCAGGGCAAGACGTTCATCGGCCCGTACCGGATCCCGGCACTGCACGTCATCCACAGCCAGGGCGCTGCGCAGGACACCCCGCAGGGTCTGTACACCGTCGACAACATCTCCCTCACCTGCTCGTTCGACAGCCTGCGGAAGATGGGATTCACGGACCAGGACATCGACCACGGCAAATACCTGGTGGACCGGCTCGTCTATGACGCCTCGGTTTTCCGTGTCACGTCGATTGCTGTTCTGGGCCAGATTCAGAACCGGGACATCATCGTCAGTATCGAGTGCGTCCAGATGAAGCCGGACGAGCTGGTCAACGATGTTCAGTTCGCTCACTGGTCCCAGGCCGTCTGACTATAAACTTCTCCACCTTTCTTGGGATCCTGAATGGCGGAAGACTTCTGCTATTCGAGACCCGTGAGGCCCGCTTTGCCATGGCTCATCAACGAGGACCGCGCCGTTAAGGCGAAACTCCAGGGTCTCTCTGTCACTGACGCGAATGCACCGGACGGCCGACCCGTTCCGGTGCGTTACCGCATTCCCGAGACGGAGCTGGCCAAGCAGACCTTCCCCCTGGTGGTCATCGAGCACGCGGGTATCGAGAAGGCCGACGAGCGGGAGCACCGTGGCCCTGTCTTCCTGCCGTACGCGCCCGAGGGCAAGCCCGGCTGGTGGGCGGAGGGAGACACCTCCTACGACGTCACCGAGTCCCCGTACCTCGTCGAGTACCCGGTCCCCTTCGACCTGCGGTACCGCGTCATGGTCTTCACCCGTCTCGCGGAGCACGACATAGCGCTGGCGTCTTCGATGATGCAGCGCGACCGTCTCCCGGCGCGTTTCGGCTTTCTGGAGATTCCCGAGGACGGGACGGTACGGCGCCTGGACCTTCTCGGTGGACCCGAGCTGGCCGACACCCGTGACGAGAACGGCAAGCGCCTGTTCCGTCGCGAATACCTGATCTCTGTATCCAGCGAAATGCTCCAGTCCGATGCCGAGTCCTACGTGAAGGCGACGGGTGTGGCGCTGGACTTCGAGTACTCCACGGACCACGTAATCCGTCCATGAACCGTACCCAGGATTCGTAACCCCAGGAATTCCCTTTACCCAGGAGAAACAGATGACTGTCTACAAGCGGCCTGGTGTTTACATCAGCGAGACGCTGACCCCGCTCAGCCAGACCGTAACCACGCCGGGCGAGTCCGTCGCGGCCTTCGTCGGCACGAACAAGCAGGGCGGGCCGCTGGCCCCCACGCTGGTGTCGTCCTGGTCGCAGTACGTGGCCACCTTCGGGGGCTTCGGGGACACGAGCGAGTACCTGCCGTTCAGCGTCTACCAGTACTTCAACAACGGCGGCAGCGGTGCCTACATCGTGCGTGCGGCTGCGGCCGACGCGGTCGCGGCAAGCGTCTCGCTCGACGACACCGAGGCGACTCCCGAGCCGACCCTGAAGATCACCGCGATCTCTCCGGGCTCCTGGGGCAACACGGTCTACGTGGACGTCACGGCGGCCTCGTCCGGCGGTGGCCGCTTCGACCTGTACGTGTACGTGGGCGGTGACACGGCGGCCTTCCTCAAGGAGCGCTTCACCGATGTCTCCCTGGACCCGGCCGACTCCCGCAACGCCACCGCGCTGATCAACTCCCCGGTCACCGGCTCGTCCTTCATCCACGTCCAGAGCCTGCTTAATACCGCGTGGGTGCCGACCCACGCCCCGGCCATCCAGTCCGGTGTCGCCCTGGCGGGCGGTTCGGACGGTGTCGCTGCCGTGGACCTGGCGTCCGCGTCGGAGCGTCTGGAGGTCGTCGAGGCGAACCTGGTCCTCAACCTCCCGGGTGTCACCGACGCGACCGTCCTGAACCCGATCATCGAGTGGGCCGAGGAGCAGGGCAGTGTGTTCGTCGTCGTGGACGGCGTGAAGTCGACCTCGGCCGACAACGCCCACTCCTACGCGCTGTCGCTCCAGGGCATGTCCACGGGCGGCTCGGCGCTGCGGGCGTCCTCGTACGCGGCCGTCTACGGGCCGTGGCTGATCGTCAACGACCCGGCGACCACTGCGTCCGGTTCGGCCCGTCTGCTGCCGCCTGGCGGCGCGGTGCTCGGCCAGTACGCGCGCACCGATGCCTCGCGCGGGGTGCAGAAGCCTCCGGCCGGTATCGACACCGTCCTCAAGGGCGTGCTGGACACGGAGTTCCGGTTCTCCAACGACGACCAGGACGCGCTGAACGTCGCGGGCGTCAACGTGCTGAAGTCGCTGCCGGGCACGGGCTTCGTCATCTACGGCGCCCGGACGCTGTCGACGGGCATGCCGGACCGGTACGTCTCCATCCGCCGGTCGCTGATGCTGATCAAGAAGGGCATCCTCGACGCCACTCGCTTCGCGGTCTTCGAGCCCAACGACTCGATCCTGTGGGACCAGATCAACGCGGTCATCACGCAGTACCTGCTCACCCTGATGCAGACGGGCGTGCTGGCCGGGACCACGCCGGACCAGGCGTACTTCGTCACCTGCGACTCCTCGAACAACACCGCCGCCTCCGTGGCCAACGGCGTCGTGAACATCTCCGTCGGCGTCGCGGTTCAGACCCCGGCCGAATTCATCGTCATCGAAATCGGCCAGTACTCGGGTGGGTCCTCCGCGACCGACTCGACGGCCACTTCCTGAGAGGTAACTGACTGATGGCTACGACCACTTCGACCGTGGGGCACATCGCAACGGACCCGTTGCGTAACTTCAAGTTCCAGGTCCAGATCCAGCACCCGGGCATCAAGGGCTTCGCCCGCATGGGCTTCATGTCCGTTTCGGGACTGAACGTCACGACTGAGGTCATTCCATACCGTGAAGGCGGTATGAATACCACTACGCAGAAGATGCCCGGACAGTCCGACTTTGCCCCGATCACGTTGTCCAAGGGCCTCGCGGTCGGCGACAGCCAGATGATGGACTGGATGCGCCAGTTGTTCACCGTCATCCAGGGCACCGGCACCGGAAAGGCCGGAGCGGAATTCCGGCACATGGTCGACGTCAAGGTGCTCGACCACCCGGTGACTTCCGGCTCCACTCCCGCCAAGGCCGCATTCCGCATTTACAACGCGTGGCCCACGGCGGTTGCCTTCTCGGACCTCGACGCCGGAGCCAACGCGATCGTCGTCCAGCAGATGACCCTCGCCCACGAGGGCTTCGAGTTCAAGTTGGCTAACAGCACCGGCTCGTCTTCCGTTAGTTTCTAATAGCGGATTCCCGAGACTCGACTAGGAGCATCACCAGTGGCTAACGACCTTAATACCGAGGGGTACACGAACCCCCTCAACAACCCCAGCGCATCGAACGCCGCCATCGCGGCGATTCTGAATGACAACGGGGGACAGGTCGCCAAGCCCGAGATCACCCTCCCGGCAGGCGGTAATTTCAGCCTGCCGGGAGGCTATGTTCTGGGCGGCGACTACGCATCCGTCCGCTACGACGCCGACGTCCGCGAACTGACCGGCGCCGATGAGGAAGCCATGACCAAGGCGCGCTCCGGCGGCCTCGGCAAATACATCGCCACCCTGCTCTCGGCGGGCACCGTCTCCGTGGGCGGCGAGCAGGCCAGCACCACCCTGCTGTCCAACCTCCTGCTCGGCGACCGCGACATGCTCCTGATGGAGATCCGCCGTGCCACGTACGGCGACGAGATCGTCTGGGACCGCTACTCCTGCCCGTTCTGCGGCGAGGAGTTCCGCCTGTCCGTGACCCTCGACGAGATCCCCATCCGGCGCCTGGAGGACCCGTCCGCCCGCATCTTCGAGGTGGCCCTGCGCAAGAACCGCAAGGCGTTCGTCCGGCTGCCCGTCGGCAGTGACCAGGAAGCCCTCCTGGCCGTCGCGGACCGCCTCAGCGACTCCGAGCAGAACACCCTCCTGCTCTCCCGGGTTCTCATTTCCGTGGTCGAGGCGGACGGTACCGAGAACGCTGTTTCTGGTAATCCGGAGTTCGCCCGGTCTCTCGGCATCGCGGACCGCCAGACGATCCTCGACACGATTGAAAAGAAGCAGCCCGGCCCGCAATACAATGATGTGAAGTTCCTGCACGATTCGTGCGGAAAGGAGGTCCCCCTCTACATCTCGGCGGGGGATCTGTTTCAGGGCCTGTAACTACTTCGACACGTACTTCGAATACGAGCAACTAGTCGAGCTATCCCCGGCTTGGAGCCTCAGCGAAATTCGCCGGTTGACCGTGCGGGAGCGCCTGCACTGGGTGAAGTGGTTTACGGCGCAGCGCAATAGGCGAACGGCTGAGGCGGACAATGGCTGACGAAAGTACGGTGGCAGGACAGGGACCGCTCCTGGGCTGGAACAAGGCCCAGGATGCGATCTCGAAACTGGCGAAGAACGTCGACTCCCTGAACAAGGGACTGGAGACGGCCGCCTCCAAGTTGAAGACGGTCGGCGGGGGAGCCGCCGGTCTCTGGCAGGGGTGGCACAGCGGTGGCTCCGGGTCCCAGTCGGGCGCCCGGGGCTTCGGCATGCTCGCCAACGACGTCTGGAACAACACCAGCAACTACGGCCACGGCCGCCCCAACGGCGGTGCAGGCGCCCCCTCCACGGCTCCCCGAGCTGGCGGCCAGCAGCAGCGCATGACGACCTCCGCCAACGGTGGCGGTGTCACCTTCTCCGGCCAGACCGGCCAGGGCGGCGGAGCGGCGAACAACGGCGGCCAGGGCGGATCCGGCTCGGGAGGTTCCGGCTCGGGTGGTTCCAGCCAGGGCGGTGGCTCCGGCAACAACGGCGGACGCAAGAGCCCCTACTCCTTCAAGGGTGGCCTCAAGGACTTCCACGCCTGGGCGGCCAAGCAGATGGACGACAAGGTCCTCATGGACAGCGTCGTCTACCAGTCGGGCCAGATCTCCTCGCAGTCCTACGGCGCGACCGCGAAGCAGGCGTTCACCAACAACTTCGGCGCCCAGTCCACGATGGACGCAGGACTCGCCTATCAGACCCTCGGGCAGTCCACGGCCGGTTCTCCGGGCTCCGCGAACTTCGCCTCGGCGTGGAACTACGCCAAGTCCTCCGGGCTCCTCAACCCGGGTATCTCGGAGGCGCAGCGCGTCCAGGGCATGGCGGGTGCGTGGACGGCTCAGTCGTACTACGCCAACCAGGCCGTCGGCATCCAGACGATCAAGAACGGGAAGCGCCAGGACCCCCGGCAGATCGCCCAGCAGGTCATGCAGCGCTGGTCGTCGCTGAAGAACATCAAGAACAAGGACCAGATCCACGACACCCTCAGCGACGGCTCCGCCATGATGCAGTCGCTGGCGCGCACCATGCCTGCGGGCACCCTCCAGCAGGTCAAGAGCGAACTTACCGGCATGCTCAACGCTCAGATCAAGGGCGCGTCCGAGCAGCAGTACGTCTCCACGATGAACAAGGCTGCCGACGGCAACAAGAGCGCCAGGGCGCAGTTGAAGAAGTGGAACATCGGCGACTCCGATGCGCAGGCCATCCAGGACCGTGCCGGAACGCTGCGCAATCAGGATGTCAACACGCTCCAGCCCTTCAACGACGGTCTGAAGACCGCGACCAACTACCTGGACAAGTTCTCCACCGCCGTTCAGTCCTTCCTCAAGTCCACCCACCTGGACACCCCGATCGGCTGGGCCGGTGGTGCCGGTTCCATGGTCGGCTCCGCTGTCGGCTCCGCTGTGGGCAACTACGGCATGATGCGCGGCCTGGGCATGGTCGGACGCCTCGGCGGCTTCGGGGGCGGCTCAGGCGGAGGTCTGCTCGGTGCAGGCCGTGCGGCCCTGGGAGGCGGCACGGGTCCGGCTGCTGGCTTCGGCGCGCTTGGGGGTGCCCTGGACCTTTCCGGGGCCGCTCTGGGTGCCGCTGGCGCCTTCGGTGTGGCCGCTCTGGGCACACACCACTTCGGCTCGCAGATCGTCGACAAGGTCAGCAAGAAGGGCGGCACGGGCAACAAGTGGGGTCACGTCGGCGTGGACGCTGCGACCGGCGCGCTCACGGGTGCCGCGATCGGCTCCGTCGTCCCGGTCATCGGTACCGGTATCGGCGCGGCGGTCGGTGGTGGCATCGGTGCGGTCACCGGCATGTTCTCGAACAACGTCTTCGGTGGCGGTTCCTCGGGCGGAGCGGCTGCCGCCACGGGCAGCAAGACGTCCGGCGCGGTCGCCACCGGTACGAGCGGCGCGGGCAAAACAGCCGCTGCCGTCATCAGGGTCACCATGAAGTACCTGGGCGTGAAGTACGTCTGGGGTGGCGCCTCTCCGAAGGGCTTCGACTGCTCGGGCCTGATGCAGTTCTCGTTCAAGCAGATCGGGGTCTCCCTGCCCCGTACGGCCGCGCAACAGCAGAAGGCCGGTAAGCCGGTCAAGCTCGGCCAGGAGCGGGCGGGCGACCTGCTGTTCAACGGCAACCCCGCGCACCACGTCGTGATGTGCATCGGCAACGGGAAGATCATCGAGGCCCCGCACACCGGGTCCTCGGTCCGTATCCGCGCCTACCAGTCGGGCGAGTTCACCAACGCGGTGCGCATCCTCGGCGCGGTCGGCAACCTCGGTGACCTCACCGACGACGGCACTGACACTGCCGGGTCCGACTCCAACCGCCTGTCCTCCATGGGCTTCGGCGGTGACGTCGGCTCGTACGGCTCGGTCGAGGAGGTCGACGCCATCGCGGCGGGTATCGCCTCGGTCGGCGCGGCCAACGTCGGCTCCGGTGTGGGTGCGGGCCAGGGAGGCAGCAGCACGAAGAGCACCGACAACGGCTCCGTGCCCGGCTCGATGCCGACCGGCAACCTCAAGGGGTGGATCAAGTCGGCGCTCGGGA